TCATAGTTCTTGTGTGTTGATGGTGTGTGCGCTGCGATTGTATAGGTAACCGGTACGCTTGGTTATTATTTGTACTGCTTCAAAGTCCGTAGTCCAAGGCATCTCACGATCCTCGAACCCGAAGTCGTAGTCATCCCGAATTAGCTTAGAGATATTCCAGACATACAGAAGATGTTGGTATCCATTGACATAGATGAAGTCCTTCTTTACTGATTCAGCTATACCGATATTGGTATCAAGCTTTAGCTGCTCAATAATCCAGGGATCATATGCCTTTCGGCGTACCTTGATTTCAACTAAGTAATCAATGCTCTCGTAATCAAAAGGACTGAACTCGTCCTCGGCTTTGATCAGCTTATTCATATTAGGAAAAGCCAACATTATATTTTGTGCTACTTGTTCTTCTGTCATTATCCGAACCTCCCTGTGCAGTGATAGAATTTAAACGTACCTCCGATGTCGCGCTCACCTTCACGGTTCTTAGCTATCTCGTAGGTTAGACGGGTGAAACCTCCACGGGCATCTTTATCCTTAGAGGATTCAACATCTCCGTTTGAGGGATACATAAGCAGAACAACGTCGGCATCATTCTCGATGTCCCCGGAATCCTTTAGGTCATACAATTTAAGTCGGCCATTCTTGGCTCCCTCTCGGTTGACCTGTGCTAGTAGGATAATGGCGATATTGAGATCAATAGCCATCTGCTTAATTTTGTGAGAGATACTGGCGATGCCCTCGGCCTTACCCATCTTGGAAGAGAATGGTATAAGCTGTAAGTAATCAATGACCAGTAGCTTTACGCCGTGCTTGTTAACGAACTGTCGGGTCTGGCTGTATAGATCATCGGCACTCTTGACTGAGTGCGAGGTGTACACGGGCATTGTCTTGAGGTCAGAGATAGTCTCGTGAACCCGCTTGACCTGCTCTGGCTGGGCTATGTTGTCCTCCACGCTGCGAAGGTTAACACCTGAGATAACCTGCGTCAGTCTCTTGGTAAGCTGCTTCTGTGGCATCTCCAAGGAGAAGACTCCACAGGCGTGACCATCCTTTGCTACAGCCTGGGATACAATATACAGGGCCAGTGCTGACTTACCACAGGAGGTAGGTGCAGCTACAGTCATTACTTCACCAGCGGCTATGCCCCGATTGCCAAGCTCACTATCCAAGTTATTGGTATGCGTCTTAACAACGTCGGGTACGTAGTCACCTGCTTGCATCCTAGCGATGTCCTCCAGTAGCTCGTCGGCGGACGAACCGATCCCGGATTTATTCTGGCTGAATAAGGGACGTGCAGTAATCTCGGCCTCAAGGGTGCTGCGTATCTCGTCATAGCTAAGAGCCTCGGACTCCACATTCTCGACAGCAATCCGGCAGGACTTCATAATCTCACGGAGCCTTGCCTTCTCTGCTACGATGTTCGCATAGAACTTGGCTGTGAGTTCGCTGTAAACGCCGTCAGCTACCGATAGTATACCTGCTATACCCCCGACCTCGTCAAGCCCTCTGAGGGACTTCAGGTGCTCTGCAATGGACACCTCGTCAATAGGCTTACTCAGTTGAGCAAGTTCACCTATGGCTTGGTACAGTAATTTAAATCTTAGTACGTAAAAATCCTCGGCCTCCAGTAAAGGACGGACCATATCATATACGGATGCGTCACCTGGGAATAGGCAGGATGCTATTAATTTTCTTTCAGCCTCGGCACTATGTGGCTGGTTCGTCGTCAGTAGGTTTATTTCGTTCATTATCAAGTAATTCTACCAGAGAACGAAGGACTTGTCCAAGGGACTTATGAGCTACACGATTCACCTCCGGTAACCTATAACTATCAATTGAATTATAGATGGAGAGAGATACTTCGGCGGCTTCTTTTATTTTAGTCATTTCGTTGCGGTCTATTTTATTATATTGAGTCATAAGAATTACTTGCCCCCTACCGAATTGTAAGGGGCAAGCATCTTAGCACAGGGACTTACTCCGACTCTGCTCTTTCGAGCATCCCTATGGCTATCAACGAGTAGCCAATTAGGTCGCGGAATATGTCCTTGGATTGGTCGCCATTAGTAACTACTTTTAGCTGACCGTCGTTACAGAAAGCCTTCGCTCTCTGGAATTTGTCCTGCATCCGAATGCAAACACCTGTTAAGGGATGAACACCGAACTCGGAGGAAGCATCGAAGTTTGCGAAGGGGTTATCGCAGCTTTCGCCTCCTGTGTAATCCGAGCATTTGTGAGCGGTTAGTTCCAAAATGGAACTGACCTCAGCACGCCGGAATGTTTCCCACCAGATCTTATCGAATGAAGATGAGGACATCCTTAGAATGGGGTGTTGTCATTGGTTGGCGCACTTGCAGCTTTTGGCTCAGATGAGCTACCTGCGGGTGCTGCGTCCACTGGATTCAATGCCAGAGAGAGGAAGTTCGTACCGCTCTTGGCCGTCTTCTTCCAGCCCTTGAGGTAGTACTCCTTACCCTCGACATTAATCTTCCCGCTGTAGTCAGGATGATTTGGTTTTTCTTTACGGTCATTGACGAAGAATGTACCGGAGTTAGTGTTATCGTATTGTGACATAATATTACTTTCGTTATTGGTTATGATTAGGCGACATCTTCATCCAGCTTTACAGCACGGATGGTTGTGTCAGGTTGTTCTAGCTTGACGCTCAAGTGTTTAGCAAGTGCGTCGATTTTCTGATTAAGCAATTGGTTCTGCTTATCCAAGAGGTTATTGTGCAGTTGTGCTGCTTCAAGATTTTCTTTCATCTCCTTGATGATAGTTTCGTAATGGTTGTCAAGCATTTGAATGCTGGAGATGACATCAATGATTTCGTTTCGTAAGTCCATAATATTTGTGCGCAACAGAATGTTTCGCTTAGAATCCTTGTGATTGTTTAGTTGTAGGTTTAGGCAGTTTGCTGCCGTGGTCATTAGTAGCATCCGGATCTTTGGTATCGTCAATAGCAAAGAGGCCATTCAGTGCATATTTTCTGGCGTAGGATGAGGCACTGCCGGTAATCTGGGCATCGTCCATACCTTTCTTTGTCTCAGCCTCACGAGCGTAGGCATTAACGTGAATCGAGCTATCACTGCTATCCTCTGTGGATGCAATCACGGCAGTTGACTTGACATAGACCCGACCACCGACCTCAACCATTTCATCGGTGATGACTAGGGTACAGGCCCACTCAGCCAGCAATGGCTTAACGGATGTAAGGATGTCCTCGGCGGAGCGGTAGCGGTAACCACCGAACTTATTAGTCTGGCCCTTCGGAGCTTTCAAAGAGGACTGAATCCCCTGGAGTTTCTGATGTATGTTCATTGTATCTGTTTTGGTATTACTCATATTTATTTTTGGTTAGTTTACGGAACAGCTCTTTGCGCTGCTTTTGATTTTTACAAGAAGCAAGATCACCTTCACTTGCCCCTAGGTCTTTTAACTCTGATACTTGTTCGGCTGCTGTCAAGCTATTTGCAAACTTTCTTGTAAGTTGTGTAAGTCCCACGGGATGAAGGACATCGGTCATCTCCTGCTCCAAGTAAGCAGCCATTGCATCTAAAGTATTTGGCAAATCTTCCTTCTGGCCCTTGCACATCTTGAGATAAAAGTTCTCAACTTTTCCGAGAAGACTGTTGGCCTGGCGAGAGATTACACCTCGGACCATTCCGGTCTGGTGGTCGTGGTCAAGTACCCAGTCCTGCGTCTTAATGTCCAAGATGGGACAGGAGATTGGCTTGTTAGCCTCCCGGAACTCCTTGATTTGGTTCTGTGATAAGTAAGTCATAGTTTTTAATACGGAATCAAAGATAGAAATATACGCTGTTTACCCGATATAATTTTTCCTTGAGTTGAGTTATGATTGGTGGATGAAAATGCTCTGCCTATTCTTCCTGCTTGTTTCCAATTCACTTATCGCCTCACCAGCAGCGATCGAGGTCCTGTCCGCCAGTGGCCTTACGCATTCGATTGCCCAAGCTAGGACTATGTATGCCGACATTGGTGACAGCGTATTCTTCAAGCAAGTTGAGCCATCCGAGGGTATGCTGCTGCTTACTGATAATGGAGTCATAAAGTTCAAGCCGGGTGCTGAAAGTAATCGTGTGGTAGTTGCGGTGGTAAAGAATTACTCATAGCGCATCATAATGAATTAGTAGCCTCATCCTTGATGGCAGCGATTGCCTGCTTGAGTTGATTGTTCTCCTCCTGTAACCGGAGGTTCTCATTGCGTAGGTAGATGAAGTTCTCCCTTACATCCATAATGATGTCCGCGAGTGGTGGTTCGTCTAGGTTATCTGTCATAATGTTTTTGAGTTGTTTCCGTTTTGGAAATAGTTGGTAGTTGATAATTAGGTAGCTTGAACTGTCTTCGCCATAGTGCGTAGGTTGACTTGTGGATGCCGGACTGATCAGCTGCTGTCTCAAGTGATATACCACTGTCCCGCATTGAGTCAATCTTTTTCACTACCTCGGCCTTCTCCTCGGTGCTGAGTCGATGAGTGATTCGGTTGCAGTTACTGCCAGGGATAAAGTGTCGTGTCCCCGCTGCCGCCTCAATCCTCTCATTGTCCTCAACCTCCTTGGCAATCCGGGCTGCTGCCCATTCCATAAAGCTGCTGTTTGATTCTGCTGTTGTTTCGTACATTCTTCTTATTTAGTTAGTTCCTTTGTTGATAGTATTTTTCCTGTGCCTCCTCGCTTGAAGACACAGACACCGCTCTTGTCGGGCATCTTCTTGAGAAGCAGGCGCACTGCTCCTTGTTCATCGTGCGCCCACTTGTAAGTCCTGCCGACGTAGCCCTCTGGCATATCGTCGTGGTGTGTTAGGATCTCGTACTCAGTCATAGGAACAGGATGGTGAAGCCGTAGCCTCCATTAGTCCCTATCACGTTGTAGTTAATCCACTCCTCGGCCTCCTCTTCGGTCATACCTTGCTCCACAAATAGTCGAGTCATTATCTCGTATTCGTAAACTAGGTTGCCATT